AAGAGCCCAATGTTATCGGCAATTCAGCCGATGAAGGCGGCCGGACAGGTCGGACAACAAGCAATTCGCGGTAATGTGCTAGGACTTGATCTCTACGTAGATAAGAACTTCACAGAAACCACAGTCGATGATAACTCAGCGATTATTTTGGCGCCGGAAGCATTTACCGTATATCGCAGCCCACAGGCTTATATGAGCGTAAATGTTGTCTCGAATCTACAGGTTCAGGTGGCAATTTATGGATTTATGAGCACAATCGCAAAGATGCCTAACGGTATTATCAAGTTTGCGAAAATCTAAGCAACAAAACTAATAGTCGGTAGGGCTCTTAGCCCTTTGAGCCCTACCGGCCTCTTTTAAGATTGGAGTAGAGATGCCAGCGACTTACGTGACCGAGGCCGAGCTTCGTGCGAATCTTGGAATAGAATCGCTTTATTCGAGCGATATAGTCGAGACGTGCTGTCAGACAGCGCAGGATCTCCTCAATCAGTTTTTATGGTTCGCCTCAGCTCCGGTAGTAGGCGTAACCCTACAAAATAATGTAATTACTGCGATGGTCGCTAACCCTATGATCTTTACTACCGGGCAGTCTGTAACCTTGAGTGGATGCGGCTCAACCTTTAACGGTACCTACACGATCACCGGTACGATCCCTTGGTCAGCTGGCACTACATCACAGCTACCATCGATCGTATGGAATAACACTTACTTTAATTGGCCTAACGGTTACAGCTTTATCCAATTCGCCAAGACCGGGGCTAACGTCAATTTTCAGCGCGTACTACCTTATGGCTCAGCTGTAGGAGCAGATACAAAAACTAATTCATACGCGACCACGCCGGCAATAAGAGAGGCCGCGATGATACTAGCGGTCGATGTTTTCCAATCAAGGCAGGTCAGCCAAACCGGAGGGGTAACAATAGATGGGTTCAGTCCTAGTCCCTACCGTATGGGTAACTCAACGATCGGCAAGGTAAGAGCATTATTATCCGGTTATCAAAATCCCGGAAGTATGGTCGGATAAATGCCAGCCGCGATAACTACACTCCGAGCCTCACTCGCTACAGCTTTAGCTAATGCGAACGTTTGGAATACTTACAGCTTTCCACCGCCAACTATTACAGCTAATAGCGTAATCGTCGCTCCGGCAGATCCTTACATCACTCCGAGTAATAATACTTACTCGGCTATCTCGCCATTAGCGAACCTTAAAATTATTATGACCGTGCCGATGCTGGACAATCACGGCAACCTTAACGGTATCGAAACTTTAGCGGTAGCAGTATTTAATAAACTCGCTGCCTCAAATATCGTAATGAACGTTGGCAGTATGTCGGCTCCCTCAGTACTTAGCGTACAAAGTGGGGATCTACTTACCGCTAGCTTTGACATATCCGTACTAACGAGCTGGAGCTAACAAATGCCATATACAGAGGATGACCTAAAGTTTTTGCGAAAGATCGGCCAAATCGTAGACGAACCTACACCGGCCAAAGTAGCAAAAATCAAATCCGAACCAACACCAACAAACGAAAGCGAGGAATAGGCTAATGGCTATATTCTTATCTAATGGAGTGGTCGTTACCCTTAACTCGGTAGACCTCTCAGATCACGTAACAAGCGCGACGATTAACCGCGTTTTTGAGGAGCTAGAAATTACAGCTATGGGAGATGGCTCGAGGAAGTACGCCAAGGGCCTCGAGACGTCCACTATTACGCTTGATTTTCTAAACGATACGGCTACCGGTGAAGTCCTACAGACTCTACAGGCTGCCTGGGGTACTACAGTGCCTCTTACACTTAAGCAGACAAGCGCAAGTATCTCAGCTACAAACCCTGAGTATCAGACCACAGTGCTAGTTAATAACACTACAGACATTAACGGCGCAGTCGGAGATATCTCAACTCAGAGCATTACATTTACTTGTAACTCACCTATCGTAGTAGACATAACCGTATAACAAACTAGAAAAGGGGCAATCAAATGGCAAAACTCAAAATAACAAGGGCTACCGGTGAAGTGACTGAGCATCAAATCACTCCACGAATCGAGTACGCCTTTGAGCTGCACGTAAAAAAAGGCTTTCACCGAGCTTTTCTTGAGGACTCTAAACAGACCGATCTTTATTTTTTGGCGCACGAGTGCCTCAAAATGGCAGGGGTAGTAGTTAAACCTTTTGGACCGGAATTTTTAGATACTCTCGTTAAGGTGGAAGTACTCGACGACGAACCTTTAGATTAGGGCGAGACTCCCTAACCTATCAGGTAGCCCAGCTATCTATACGGTTAGGGATCTCGCCTCAATCGGTGCTCGATCTCGATGTAGAGATGTACAAGATGTTAATACAAGTGTTAAACGATCAAGCTAAGGAGGCCGAGCAATATGCCAATAGAAGTAAGAGGCGTTAAGCAGACCATTAAGGCCATCCGTAAATTTGATCCTGAGCTACTTAAAGAGATGAACGCCGAGATTAAGGCCGTAATGATTCCGTTACGCGATAAGGCTCGAGGGTATGCTCCATCACCTCAGCCGGATAACCTTTATGCGTGGAATGAAAACACGGTAGGTAAAACTATTACCTCTCGTAACTCGGCTTTTAGAAACTTTAACACTGAGGGCCGAGTAAGGCTCTTTCCGCTTTACGATCACGCTACGGTAAAAAAAGGTATCTACTACTCACAGTCCGGCGGTCAAAAGAATCGCAACGGCTGGAGGGCTCTTTACTTTGTAGGTAATAAATCAGCCGCCGGATCTATCTATGAGACAGCCGGGCGCGCCGAGACCACATCCCGTAAAGGCTATCGATCAAATAACCCAGGAGCCGGCGAGCACTTTGTAAGCCGTATGGGTCCTCTCTATGGCAATAAGCGCGAGGAGCGCGGCCGTATGATCTTTAGAGCTTGGCACGAGGATCAGGGTAAAGCTCAGACAGCGGTAATCCGTGCAATCGAAAAAACAATTGCAGCCTTTAATCAAGGCCGATACACAAAGGCGGCATAATGGCTACCCTACCTAGTTTAGTTGTAAGCGCGGTTACTACCTTTGATGGTAAAGCTCTTAAAAAAGGCGAAAAACAAATTTCGCTATTTGAGAAAGGTGCAAAAAAAGCTGGCGTAACTTTAGCCGCCGCCTTTAGTGCTAGGGCTATTATTAATTTTGGTAAAGAATCGGTTAAGGCTTTTGCAGAAAATGAAAAGTCAGCTAAGCGTTTAGCGGTTGTAGTTAAAAACCTTGGCCTAGCCTTTGAGACTCCACTGATCGAAAAAAACCTCGATGAAATCTCTGCCAAGTATGGATACCAAGGGGAAGTACTACGCGAGTCTTATCAAAAACTTATCACGGTTACAGGATCAGCTACTAAAGCTCAAAATCTACTTAACCTCAGCCTAGACATCGCCGCCGGTAGCGGTCAAGATTTACTTACAGTCAATCAGGATCTCGCTGCGTTATACGTGGGTAACACTAAGGGCCTTAAAAAATATAACCTTGGCCTAACTAACGCCGAACTAGCTACTATTAAATACGAGGATGCTGTAGCTCTACTAGGTAAAACTTTTAAGGGCGCAGCCGGCGATGAATTAACTACTTTTTCAGGAAAGATGAGAGTATTAGGCGAGGCAGCCGATAACGCTCAAGAGATTATTGGCGGTGCTTTGGTTGAAAGCCTTACTTTATTAGCTGGAGAAGGGGAATCGATTGAACCCGTAGCGGATGCTATGGCTGACCTTGCAACTTATGTAGGAGATGCTACGGTAGGACTTGCTACTTTACTTGAACAAATAAAATCGGTACCCGGTGGCGGCGTATTGGCGAAATTTATAGGGACGAAAGAACTCCTAAAAACGGTACCTCTTATTAAAGATATAATTAATATACTAGATATATTAGGATTATCCGGAAAACTTATTAACCCAGATCCATTGGTAGGCAGAGCCTCTGAACATACGGGTCGGCCCGGATATTCCGATCCAAATGAGGCTAAGCGTAGAAAGGCTGAGGCCGATGCGGCCAAACGTAGAAAACAAATAGCGGCCGATGCCGCTAAATCGGCTAAGGCAGAAAAACAAAAAGTGTCTCTTATGAAAGCCGCTGCAGTTTTTGATAGCACCCGGATCTCTATAGCTGCAGCTCTTAGTGCTACCTACGACAAAGAGACAAAGCTACGCCTCGAGGCGCTTATGCTCATCGAGGAGGATAAAGGCGAGGCAGCTCTCAAGAAAATCGACGAGCTCGCTAAATTCCAGAAAAACGCTGATATGCAGCGCTTAGCCGGTGTAGAGACTATTAGCGGTGCTACCTTGCAAGCTCTTAACACTCAGCTACTAACAGAGCTTAAAGTCATTAACGATAGTAAAATGGCCGAGGGTAATAAAGAGCTGGCACGTGAGGAGGCGTTTAAGAAGTATAACGCCGCCATTACTGCCGCCGGCACTCTTGCCGCTAAAGAGTCATATAACGAGCGCGTACAGATCCAACTTACAGAGATCGCACGCCTAGCTTCTATCAGTAAGACATCAAGCGCGGCTAATACCGCCAATCTATTACTAGAGTCCAGCGAGCTCTCAATGATCGATCGAGTAGCCAAGGCTCAAGCAGCTGCAGATAAGGCACGCCTTGACTCCCTCAATGCTTATCTAGCCGCTCTAACA